ATTCGTCTTTGGCGGAAGAAGAAGATAAAATCACTATGGATAATGGTGAAGAATTTTCTAGACCAGTAGAAGAAAACATCTATGAATTAGAATTAGATGATGAAGACGGTATGTTTAGCGGAAGTAAAAAACGCAAGTTTGAATTTGATGAAGAGGATTTTTCTAAGGAAGAAAATTATTCTGCAATGATGGAAGCTAAAGGTTTCAAAGCTAAAGGAACTGGAATGGGCAACGCTTCAAAATATCGAATGAGTAAAAAACCAAATATGGATGGTGGATTTAAAACTGTTAAAAAAACAGTTAACAAAACTATGGGTACTGGTAAACCAAAATTCGAATATAAAGAGGGTGAAAATTTAAAGGGAGAATTTAATGTAAAACCTCCTATGATGAAAAAAATGGAAACAAAAGAAGCTTCAAGAACTTATGGTAATGGTTCAAAATCTGGAAGAGGATTAAGAAAAGGTATTACACCTAATCGAAATCTTACGTTGGAAAATAAAAGAGAACTTGAATTACTAAGAGGTAAAAACGATGAGTACAGAAAAGCACTTGATTTGTTTAGAACTAAATTAAATGAAGTTGCAATATTTAACTCAAACCTTGCTTACGCTACTAGATTGTTTACCGAACATTCAACAACTAAACAAGAAAAGATTAATATTCTTAGAAGATTTGACAACGTTGAAACTTTAAAAGAATCTAAAGGTCTTTACAGAACACTTAAGTCAGAGTTGGACACACCAAAAGCTAGTGAAACTACAATTGCAGAATCGGTTCAAAGAAGAGTAGAATTTACTCCATCTACTGGATCTGCTGCGAATTTGATTGAATCAAAAACGTATGAAAATCCACAGTTTTTACGAATGAAAGACTTAATGACTAAAATAAAATAAACTTTTTTAAAAGTCAAGTATATTTATAATATACATAAATAAAAAATAAAACAAAAAAACCAATAAAAATGGGAGCATTATTAGAATCAGGTCTTGTTGGTAACATTGGGTTAAAACACCTTAAAGTTATTAAAGAAGACACAATTAACAAATGGGATAGATTAGGATTCCTAGAAGGTCTTAAAGGACATTTAAAAGAGAACGTTGCGCAGTTATATGAAAACCAAGCGTCTCACTTAATTAACGAGGCAACATCTGAAGGATCAAATGGTGCATTTGAAACAGTTGTATTTCCAATTGTTAGAAGAGTATTCTCTAAATTATTAGCTAACGATATTGTATCAGTACAAGCAATGAACTTACCTATCGGTAAATTGTTCTTCTTTGTACCTAAAATTCAAGGTTATTCAAGTGGTTACGATAATGGAACATCAGGTGTTCATTATCCACCAGTTGGTTCTCCAGAAGCAGTTAACTCTGGTCAAAACAGTCCAGGACAAGGTTATGACTCTGGATTTCCTTATGCAAAAAATCTTTATGATTTATTCTACGAAGGTGCAGAACCAGGATTAGATCCAGGTGGATTATTTGACTATTCAAAAGGTCGTTGGTCAGCTATTACAGCTCCAGCTACAGTTGTTGTTTGGACTGGTAGTTCTTTAGTTGATGCAACAGGAACATTAGTTGATGCTTATGTTGGTAACACAAGAAAAGTTCTTATCAAACTTTGTGGTTGGAGTAATATCCCTGGTGCTGGAAAATTAATCGGACCAGACGGAAACGAAATCGATACAGAATCTTTTCTTTCTGACCTTAAAATTATTCCAAATACTGGTTTAGGGTTTTCAGCTTCTAACGTTTGTCCACTTCCTACTGCAGCTCAACCACTTTTATTTAGAGTTGTTACTCAAAAATATGGTAAAGGAATTGTTCAGTATGGTGAAACAAATCAAACTACTTTCCCAACCACTGGAAATGGTGGTTCATTCTATGACATCTGTAACGCAAATGGATGTATTATTCTTGAAGTTGATCTTTCTTGTCCAGCTTGTGCTACTTGTGGTGATACATCATTAGACGGATATACAGGTTCTACTTTATCTGCAATTACTTCTGGTACATCATTTACTGCTGTATGGAGAAGATATGAAGAATTGGAGTTTGAAGAAAAAATCGGTGAGGTTTCTTTTGACCTTGAGTCTGTAACAGTTTCTGTAACTGAAAGAAAATTAAGAGCACAATGGTCTCCAGAGCTTGCTCAAGACGTTGCTGCATTCCATAATATCGATGCTGAAGCAGAATTGACAGCTTTATTGTCTGAACAAGTTGCTGCTGAAATCGACCGTGAAATCCTTAGAGACCTTAGAAAAGGTGCTGCTTGGAATTTACGTTGGGATTACAACGGATGGAGAAGATTAAGTTTAACAACTTCTTACACTCAAAAAGATTGGAACCAAACTTTGATTACTGCAATCAACCAATTGTCTGCACAAATTCACAAATCAACTTTGAGAGGTGGTGCTAACTGGATTGTTGTATCTTCTGAGGTTTCTGCAATCTTTGATGACTTAGAATACTTCCACGTATCTAACGCGTCTCCTGAGCAAGACCAATACAACATGGGTATTGAAAGAGTTGGTACTTTAGCTGGTCGTTACCAAGTGTATAGAGATCCTTACTTCCCGCCAAACACAATTTTGATTGGTCACAAAGGAACATCTTTATTAGACACAGGTTACATCTATGCACCGTATGTACCTCTACAATTAACACCTACAATGTATAATCCGTTCAACTTTACACCGATCAAAGGTATAATGACGAGATACGCGAAAAAGATGGTAAATAATCGTTTTTATGCGAGAATTACTGTTGATGGAGTTCGTACATTTGATTTAAGAGAATTGAGATAATCAACCCCCTTAATGAATAACCCCAAAGGAGACAAGAAATTGTCTCCTTTTTTTATGTTATAAAAAAAATATTAGTGGGTTAAAAATAAATGGATTATAATTTTACTTTTTAATGTTTTATCGTATATTTATATAAAATAAATAACAATGAAAACTAAATTAACACCCGAAGATGTTGTAAGTATTATTGAGTTATATCAAACCAAAATACCAAGTACACACAAGTTAGGGGTAAAATTTAAGGTAGGACATAAAAAAATTAGTCAGATATTGAAAGAAAACAATATAGTGATTAATAAAAAAGGTGGTCAAACCCAAGATGGTAATAGTCATAATATTGAATCTACTAAAAGTAAAAAGTACACACCATTAGGAACGCAAGAATTAGTCGCTCAATGTAAAAAAACTAATGTCATATTAAAAGACCCAAATAATTTATCTGGTAAATTAACAAAACATATAATTGATTTATATGGCGATGTTTGGATTCCGTCAAACACTTACCAAAGAAAAAAGTATGAACACCAGAATGGTAAAAAGTGGTTTGAGGAGTATTTCAACATAATTGAGATTGATAAACAACCAAATAGATCTTGTAAATTATGTGGATGGGAAACAACAGATATTAGTAACAAAACCGGGTGTTTTGAAAATCATATAAGTAATTTTCACAACCAAACATTAACCGAATATCTAACAACATTTCCTAATGATATTATTTACCACTCAAGTTATGTGAATAATGTGGAGACCTCAAAATTTTTATCTAAAGATGAAAATTATGTTATATGTAAGATGTGTGGTGAAAAAATGAAAAGTATTACAAACACACATTTAAAGAATAAACATAATACAACAACATTAGAATATAAATTAAAATACCCAAATGAAAAAATAGTATCAACAACAATATCTAAAAAATTAAGTGAATTGGTTAAAAACACCAATATTAATATGACACCAACTTGGACATCAAAAGGTGAAATGGAAATAAAAGAGTTTATTGAGAGTCTTGGGTTTATTGTTAATAAAGGTAAAAACCGTAAATTATTAGAAGGAAAAGAAATTGATTTAATTATTGAGGGATCAAATATATGTATTGAATATAATGGGTTGTATTACCACACAGAAAAAATGGGTAAAACAAGTACATATCATTTGAATAAAACTATTGATTGTAACCAAATTGGGTATAAATTATATCACATTTATGAGGATGAGTGGAAGACCAATGAAACATTGGTTAAATCAAAATTAAAACATTTATTAAAAGTTAATGATGGGATTAGAATTGGTGGTAGAAATGTTACAATTAAAAAAATTAATACTGAAGATAAATCACATTTTTTAAAAAATAACCATATTCAGGGTACTGATAAAACAAAAATAGCGTATGGTGCATACCATAACGATGTACTGGTTGGGGTTATGACATTCAACGGGAAACGTAATATGACTAAAAATTCTGATGGTGAATTTGAGTTAAGTAGATATGCTACAAAACAAAATTATATGGTTATGGGATTGGCATCAAAAATGTTAAAACGATTTATCAATGATTATAACCCAAAAACAATTATCAGTTTTGCTGATAGAAGATGGACAATAGATGGGGATAATAATTTATATACTAACTTGGGGTTTTCTTTAGTATCAATAACAAAACCAACATATTATTATTATAACTCAAAAATTAGTAGATATAAACGTTTCCATAAATTTGGATTTGGTAAAAACAATCTTAAAAAAAGGTTTCCTAATTTGGATTACACTAAAACGGAAAAAGAATTAACTGAAGAGTTGGGTTATGACCGTATATGGGATTGTGGGTTATTTAAATACCAATTAAATATATAAATAATAATTTAAAATGGGTGTTCGTTCAAGTGAGTTACATAACGATTGACAATAAATAAAATTATATGTATTTATTATTAAAATCAATTATTTATGAAAAATTTACTGTTATCTTTTTTTATCCTGTTAACAAGTTTTTTTGTTAACTCTCAAGTAAGTTCTTACACCTTTGGGTCATCTACAGGAACATATACACCAATAACAGGTGGAGCCAACTATGATAATTTTACAAGTTGGTCAAACACAAACTTTTTAGATGATAATAACTCAACGGCTTTAGAATCAATTGGATTTAATTTTATTTACAATGGGACAACATATACCCAATTTGCAGTTAACACCAATGGTTTTATAACATTAGGCGCGTTACCAACTAATAGTTACAACCCACTATCAACAGGTACGTCAAATAATGTAATTTCAGCAATGGGTAACGATTTAATAGGTCGTGGTTCATTATTAGCAAATAGAACTTCTGGTAGTGCCGTAATCACAATAACCGGTGGTGATATATCTTTAATATCGGTTGGTGACAAAGTAAGTGGTACGGGTATTCCTGCGGGCGCTACGGTATTATCTAAAACAGCAACAACTGTCACTATTTCGGCAAACGCATCAAGTAATGGCACAGGGTTTCATTTTAGATTTAGTAGATCAGGATTTGGTGTTAGATTTCAAACAATAGGTACCGCACCTAATAGAACATTAGTTGTTCAGTGGACAGGTTGGCAAAGATATACCACATCAGGAGCGCTTGGTGAATTGTATAACTTTCAAATAAGATTAAACGAAACAACTAACACAATAAATATTATTTATAACATACAAGGTCCAACAAGTGCTACCGCAACAACTTTTCAAATTGGTTTAAGAGGAAGTGCAAACACCAATTTTAATAACAGAACAACCACAACAAATTGGTCATCAACAACCGCAGGGACATTAAATACTTCAACTGTAACACTTTCAAGCACGGTTAAACCAGCATCTGGCTTGGCCTATACTTGGACACCCCCATCTTGTGTTGCACCATCATCATTGTTAGTAACTTACACATCCCCAACATCAGCTAATTTATCCTGGTCAGCATCACCGTCATTACCAACAAATGGATATGAATGGGAAATAAGAACTTCTGGATTAGGGGGTAGTGGAGCAACCGGATTAACGGCTAGTGGTAGTGTTGGTGCAGGAGTTACATCGGCTTCAACCTCATCATTAACTCAAAATACGACCTATATATTATATGTTAGAAGTAATTGTGGGGGAACGTATAGTTCCTGGAATGCGTCCGTAAGCTCAACTTCTCCAACACCTCCACCAGCAAATGATTATTGTTCTGGGGTAGTGGATGTTCCTTGTGGTACCAGCTCATTAGCCGGTACAACGGTGGGAACAATAGTTGAGACAGCACCATTTTCATTATCATCTAATTATGGTGTTTGGTATACATTTGCAGGTGACGGACAATCAACAACAATTACATCAACAACAACATTTGATCACAGTTTATTATTTATGTCTGGATCTTGTAGTGGATTAAGTTATATAACTAATATTGATAATTCAATATCAACTGAAACATATACATTTACTACAACAGTAGGAGTTCAGTATTATATTTATATTGCTCATTACTTAACTAGTAGTACCTCAACTGGTACATTTACAATATCTAGAACTTGTACCGCACCCCCAACACCACCAATTAACGATAACCCATCTGGGGCTATCACATTAACGATAGGTAACACCGTTACATATGTAACATATACTAATGTAAATGCCACTAACACAACTACTGAATTAACGCCAAGTTGTGCTGCATATGTTGGAGAAGATGTTTGGTTTAAAGTTACATTGCCACAATATGTAACATCATTAGATTTTGATACACAAACCGGTGTGATAACTGATGGTGGTATGGCAATTTATAGAGGAACTCTCGGATCATTAGTAGAAATACAATGTGACGACGATAGTTCTCCAAACGGAGCAATGTCGTTTATATCAAGAACCGATTTTACTGAATATGAAACAATTTATATTAGAATATGGGAATATAATGGTGGGACAACCGGTACATTTGGTATTTCAGTTACATCACCACAACCATTACCAGTTGAGATGTTGTATTTTGAGGGTGTTGGGTATGAAACAACAAATCTTTTAAAATGGGCAACATCAAGTGAATATAACTCTAATTACTTTTTAATACAAAGAAGTATTGATGGTTATGAATGGAGAAGTGTTGGTCAAAAAGAATCTGCGGGTAATTCAAACGAACTGATTGAATATTCATATGTTGATCAATTTTCAAACAACTCGGTGGTGTACTACAGATTACAACAATATGATTTTGATGGTCAATACAAGACTTACGGACCTATAGTTATAACAAACTATCAGACAGATAAAAAGATTGTAAAATACGTTAATTTATTAGGTCAAGAGGTTGGTTCAGATTCAAAAGGCGTTATTATTGAAATATATGATGATGGTACAATGAGAAAAATTATACGATGATAAAAAGTTTTGATTTTATTAGAAGGTTGTTTGTTATAGTACTTGCTATACTACAACCTTTTATTATTTATTTTTACTGTGGGGAACTAGATTCAGTATCCCAAGCCTGGGAAACGGAGTTACAATTTTTATTTATATTAACAAATGCCCTTGTGAGTTATTTTTTTTTTGAGTTAGATGAGTGGAAAATACCGTCAATGTTTTTACTATTATTAACTGCATTTTCAGTTCCCAGTCATTTTTTGTTACATAACCTATTTGCAATACTTTTTTTTCTTTCTTGTTTGATTCCACTATACCTTACAAAAAGATTAAAATACTATTTTTATATCTATTTAATATCAATTTTTTTCTGGATATTTAATGGGTTTTTTTGGATGGAGACTTGGGGAATAATAACATTATGTGCTTATCACCTACATATTATGCTATACAAAGTACATTTACTGTCTAGACATAGTTCTAATAGCCTTTGATACGACTTCAGTTTCACCAATTGTAAACGCACCCTTTCTATGGGCTGATTTTATGGCTTCAACTAGATAATATATGGAGTGGTCTTTATCCATAGTAGTAAGGATAATATCCAAATGTTCTTCAGTTTTTAAGTCTATAGAACCAAATAAAGTACCAAATAGTTTATTTTCGTTTTCCATATATTATGATATTTATTATAGTAATGATAATTAAGGATTTAATAAAGAAAATATTAAAAGAAGCAACTGGAGATTCAACTGGTGGTAGAGGTTCATACGTGGCTCCATTACAACCAGGAATGCGTGATTTTGATAAACCAAAATTAGCCCCATTTACAGATTCAGTATCAAACTATAAAAGTCCTTTAGTTGCCTATGATAGTTATGATCACGATTGGGATTTAAGAAGTAATCAAATCCGAGAACTCGAAAAAGTTGCAAGAAAAATATCAAATTTTATAAAGAAACACCCAGGGTCAACAAATAGTGATGAAGATGGTAATGTTTTAAATAGAACACCAAGTGGTAAAGAAAACTCAAAAAAATTAGAAATTGTACCGGTAAAACACCAAAAAAAGAAACTAAAAATTAACGAAATAACCACAACAACAACTGCTGGTGAATATTCTGGTCCGCAAGAGCTTGGAATGAGAAAATGGAAAAAATCAGAACTTGGGGCTTTTGATATTGAAAGCGATAGTCCGGCAAATAATACTTTTAAAAAAAGAACAACAAAAAAAAATGTTTATAAAGTTGTTGGAGGTTGGGAACCACAAAATGGAGACTTTGAAGTCCCAACATACGATGTTGATGGTGAACACGAATCACAATTATCAAAAGGACAACTAACAAATGACCCTATTGAATGGTATAGACCTTTAAAAAGAAAACCAGTAACAAAAAAAGATATTCTTAAAAGACAAAAAATGAACGAAGATTTAGCCGTTTGGTTTGGTGAAAAGAAAAAACCAAAAGGTTCTTCACAACCAAAAGGTCCTTGGGTTGATATATGTAGAAAAGTTGATGGTAAACACCCACCTTGTGGTAGATCAGATGCCAGTGAAGGTTCTTACCCAAAATGTAGAGCTGCTGGTGTTGCTGGTAAAATGTCAGACTCCGAAAAAAGAAATGCTTGTCAACAAAAAAGAAAAGCCGAAAAAAATGACCCACAATCTGGTAAAGGACAAAAACCAGTTATGGTATCACATAAGAAAAAAACAAATGAAAATATGAAACAAAAAATTATTATACTTACAGAAAACGATATAACAAGAATCGTTAGAAGAGTTTTAAAAGAAAGTAATGATCCAATAATTATACCAGCAGGACAAAAAATATCCCTAAATTGTTACAACGTGATTAACGGAGACCAAAAATCAATTCAAGGTTCTATAATACCGGGAGAAACAATGAATGCAAATTGGGGTAAAAGAGTTAGAATAGAAGACCCAACATTACCTCCTGGGTCTGGAAGATATATTGAAACCACACTTGATGCGGAAGAGTTTATTCACGAATTTTATGTTGAGTCCAAATCTGGTTTAGCGGGGTCAACATCACCATTCGATGTTGCGACATATGGGATTTATATTGAACCTGTTATGGGTGAATTAGCTAAATCGTTATCAAAATATGGTATTATTGAGGGGGATAAAATTTTAACACATATGACTTCTGGAGCAATAAAAAACACTCCAGAAGGTAAAATTGTTGATGATAGTAGACGATATTATTGTAAAATTGTTGGTGTGTCAAAAGAGTTTAAGGCTTCTTTAGATGCTGAAGGTGTCAAATAAAATTATTTAACAACAATTATCAAAGTATCGTTTGAGAATTTAATGTCTTTGTAGAAGAAATTTTCTGCAAACCATTTTTTCTTTTCTTCAGACCAATTCTCGTCAATAAATTTGGCGTCAGCTGCCTGATTTTTTCTCACAGAACTCATTGTATATTGGTAATTGTTTTTTGTGTGATTAACAAAATTTTTATTATCGTAAACAACAGAGTTTGTTTTACAACTAACAACAAACAAACCTAAAAACAAAACTAAAACTAAATTTTTCATATTATATAAATTATTTATTAAAACTATTTGAAATTCTATCTAACACATTATGTAACGAATTTTTAATCTGAGAGTTGATTGTTTCTTCGTATTTTAATCTTCTTTTTTCTGTTTCTAAATCATAGATATATGTAACTCTTTCCCAATCTCTACCAGTTAATTTAACACTGTAGTGATAAATGTGATTTGTTAAATCTATTCGACCATAGTCCATTGTTATAAAAAGGTCCATTTCTTTGTTTTCAATATACCTTTTATTGGACATTGGTGCAATCATAAATTTGGTCGATGGGTGTTTTATCATTTGTAAACAAATTTGAAAACAAGTCTTCTCATATGACGATACTTCTTCTTCATATGTTTTAAACATTTTACCTCGTTTACTCAATAAATAAAATCTGAGTTTTAATTTTCTAAAAAATCTAATTATTCTTTTTGTCATATCTTTATTTTAATAATACAAAGATACAGAAAAAATAATTACAACACCAAACTATTTTGATATTTTTTTAACAATAAACTCCAGAACAATGTTTTTTACCATCAAGTCCAGGTTTTTTTCCTTGGCAAACCTGAATTCCGTAGCCATTTGAATATGCGCTGGGGTAAACATCATACTTAGCTTTAGCCGCAGCTTTTCCTCTGGCACATAGTTTTGTTCCGGTTTTCTTTCTTCCTTCTGACATAACCATATCCTTATCATCAATATTCATAGACATTTCCATACCATCCTTTTTTGATTCGTTCATAATAAAATCAAATACTTGATCCATATTATTTTTTGCTTCGGCTATATGGTCTTGAGCCCAATCGTGACCATTTTCCAAAATAGACTCAACCATTTCTTCATCTAAATCAAGTAATAAATCACATTGTCTTCTCATTTGTTCTAAGTTAGAAAAAAACATATATCTTCCAGACCTATGTTCCTCTTCTTCTCTTAAAATTTTTTTTATAATTCTGTCTAAATTTCTCATATTCTTATCCGTTTAATCCGTTAGGTCCTCCTAAAACTATCATATTTAATTGTGTTACTTCAGTTCCATAACCATCAGTCCATACTGGGTGTGGTGGCGTTACCGCCGTTGATCCAGTAAATTCACAATCTGGAACACAAATAAAGTTTTCTGTATTCGCACTTCTTGGCAGATCTTCTCCACACTCGTCACAAATTAAAAAGGGTCCTGAAACGTATGAATAATTTGTTTCACCTGATTCGCTTAACCCTTCAAAAGTAGCACAAAATGGTGTTTCAGAAGTAAATTGTATTTCATAAGTAAGACCTGTAGTGGGTGATCCAAATTGATCACAAAAATTAAATGCTTCTATATTAATTTCATTTTCTGTACCACATTGTATAAATTTAAAATTTAAAGATTCTACATTATCATTTAAACACTCACAACAATCTGTATATGTAGCATCATAATTTGAACCTAGAGTTACAGGGCTCTCTGTTTCTGACATAACAGTACCACAAAACGGATCTTCAACAACAATAAACCTTATTATCTCTCCCTCTATTAACGTTGTTGCTGCAGAAATAATGTATTCATTATTAGTTAAACATTGATTTATAATATAATTTGGCATAATATTTTATTTATAAATATATTAATTATCCGTTTAATCCGTTAGGTCCTCCTAAAACTATCATATTTAATTGTGTTACTTCAGTTCCATAACCATCAGTCCATACTGGGTGTGGTGGCGTTAC